GAGTGAACTATCAGACGCAGTAAAACAATTAATATTACAAAGATAATGGATACAACAGCAGTAGAAACAACAGCACCAGACTTTGGTGTATTTGCACAATTAGCAGACTATGGTCCGCTTGGATTAGCAGTGCTTGCTCTTGGATATGTTGCTTGGTTATTTATCAAGAGATATCTTGATGAGAACAAGAAGATGAAAGAAGAGCTTACAGAAAAGAAAGTAGTAAAAAGAAAAACTAAGAAATAATGTCATTTGGTCCCTTTGAAGTATTAACACAGTATGGAGTATTAGGCTTTGCTGTATTAGCACTGGGCTATCTATGCTGGATGTTTTTAAATAAACTTCTCAAAAGTGAAGAAGACTTGAAAGCAAGAGTAGAAGAGCTAGAAGGTGATTATAGAGATGACTTAGAAAAGAAACTAGAAGAAAGCACTGAAAGCTCAAAGAGTCTAAAAGAAACTGTATTGATGCTATTTGGTAAAAAATGAAAAAGAAACTTCTTATAGTTGGACTTGGATTTGTTGCTCTTGTTTGTATACAAATCTTTTCAAGTGGACATGAACATGTGGTAGTTGTAGAAGACAATGTACAACTAACAGGTGAGAATAAGAAACTTACTACAGCAAATAAGCAGTTAACAAATAGTGTAAATAAACTAGAAGCTGAAAAAGAAGAATTAATAGAAGATAAAGAGAATCTGCAAGAAATGGTTTCTGAAGTTATAGGAGATCTAGATAGTACTAGATCTGTTGTAAAAGATATTAAAAAAGAATTAGCAAATGAAAAGGATATTGTTCGCAAGCAGTCTACTGGTAAGCAGTTTGAGTTTCAGCCAATCACGTTACCCACTTCAGACGGTGATTGATGGAGACTCTGTAGTTATCCTTACAAAAGCTCAAGCAGATACCATTAATGCAATCTTTGATAGTCAGAGAGCTAAGATTGCACAGTTTAAGCAAGAAACAAAAGTAAAAGATTCTATTATCTCATTAAGAGATACTATGTTGATCTTCTATACCTCTAGATATACAGAATACAAAACAATTATAGAGACTCAAATTATTAGAGAAGATAAGTTAGATACAATCCGGGGTTGGTTATTAGAAAGAGCAAAAGAAGGGTCCTGGGTGTATTATTCATACATTAATGATGAAATAGTAGCCGTAGACTTATCAGACTATATTGTAAGAAAAGATGATTATACTGGAGATCTTTTATTCTACAAAAGGACAGAAGAATGTCCAGATGATAATAAACAAAATGAACCGCCCCTTGGTTGGCACACTGACATTGTAAAACCAAAAAGACCTAAACTAAATATTTTTAAATTATGAAAAAGTTTTTTAGAGAATTAATCTCAGATGATAATCAAATTAATGAACAAGCATTTGTAGGAGTTATATCATTCTTTGCAATGGTATTTGTTCTATTTGTAGATGTAATTACCGGCATCATTGGTAATGAACTTATCATTAAAGAATTTATCTTTGATGGATTCATGTTACTTACCTTAGGTGCATTTGGTATTACAACTGCAGGAAGAATACTTAAGCTTAAGGAAAAAGTTAAAAAAGAAGAAGAGACTTCAGAAGAAGTAGTAGATTAACCATATAAAATAAATAAAAATGCAACTAAGTAAAAATCTAGCATTGTCAGAAGTAACAAGAAGTGAAACTGCAAAAAGAAGAGGTATCTCCAATATGCCTACACCTGAGCACATTGAGAACTTTAAATTATTGGCTGAGAAAGTATTTCAACCAATCCGTGACTATTTTGGTGTTCCTATCCGTATTAGTTCAGGATACCGCAGTAAAGAGTTAAATACAGCTATTGGTGGTTCATTATCTTCACAGCATTGTCAAGGTGAAGCTATTGATATTGACATGGATGGCACAACAGTAACTAATGCTGAAATCTTTAACTATATTAAAGACAATCTAAACTTTGATCAACTTATCTGGGAATTTGGTACAGATACTAATCCTGATTGGGTACATGTATCTTATGATTCATCTGGTAAGCAACGTAAGCAAATCCTAAAAGCTAAAAGAGCAGCTGGTGGAAAAACTACGTATGTTCCATATAAATAAGTACGTATGAAGTTCAGAAATGGTTGGAATACTTATTCTAAACAATGGGATAAGTTAGCTATTAAAGTAAGGTTTTCATTCATTGATATCTTATCTATTGAGATAGATGTATCTAGAGACTTTTACCTTTTAACTATCTTAAACTTTACTATTAAGAATAGATAGTATTATACAAGATACTGTAATCCAGGTACTTTCTGTGCCTGGATTTTTTATTTAAACAATATACATTTAAACTTATTTTGTATATTTGTTGTAAACCAATAAATTAAATATTATGGAAAACCAACAAGAAAGAGAATTGACAGCTGAAGAACTAGCTGCTCAAAAAGAACAAATGCTTCAGTTTTATACTGAATCTTTACCATACTTAGAAGCACAACTAAAGTATGAACAAACATTACTTGCAATTGATGAAGCTAGATTTAAAAGAACTAACATTCAGATGCAATATGCAATGATGGCTCAGGCACAGCAAGAAAATATGTTTAAGGAAGAAGAAGAAACAGAAGAAGAGCCAAAAGCAAGAAAACTTAAAAAAGAATAATCATGGCACTTGTTAACCAAGTACAGAAAAGAATTAGGATGTCAAAAAATGACATCATTAAGTATCAGATATTGACTTACTGTTATATTAACCGTGTAACAGTAAGTTCTTCTGATCTAGACTGCTTAACTCTTTTAGCTACTTTGGGACCTATTGAACTAACAAGTTTTTGTTATGATGCTTCTGAAGAGTATAGTATTTTTAAATCTTCACAAACTGTAAGAAACTGTATAAATAAATTTGAAAAACAGAATATAGTTGTTAAGGATTCATCAAATAAAAAAATAGTATTATTAAGTGATAATCTTAAGATACAAACAGAAGGTAGTATATTACTAGACTATAAATTTTTTGCAAGTGAATCCTAAAAAGTCAAATATATTATATAGACCTATTTCTGAAGAATTAAATGTTGATGAAGATTTAGTTGAGGATTTAGTCCAATTTTATTATAAAGAATTAAGATTAAAATTAACCAGTTTAGATTCACCTAGAATAAACGTAGAAGGTTTAGGACATTTTGTAGTTAAACCTAAAACAGTAAGAAATAACATTGATAAAATTTCTAAACTTCTAGATAATCATGATACCTCAACATATAATGCCTACTTTCATAAAAAAATGATAGAAACTAAGTTAGAGTTGTTAGTTAAAGTGGAAAAGAAAATTGTTGAGCAAGAAGAAGTAAAAAATAATTATAAAAAAGAATCAGATGAAAGCAGCCCTGAAAGCAATATGGGAGAATAGAAATGCTATTCTTGAAGGCATTAAGAACTCAGTAGTAAGAGATGAGTTTGTAGAAGATGTAGCAAGAATGAGATATGATGTTTGTAATGAATGTCCAAGTAAAGGTAGAAAGTGTGCGGTAAAAGGTACTGGTCCTTGTTGTAATGAATGTGGATGTTCCCTTCAATTTAAAACAAGATCTCTTTCATCAGAATGCCCTCTTGGTAAATGGCAAGCAATTGCTACAGAAGAAGAAGAGGATAAATTAGAAAATCTTAAAGATTAATGTTATGTCTTTTAAACTAAACGTAGGTAGTATTTCTAGTTCCAATAATCTTAATATTGTTACTAATCCAAGTTCTAAAATAATTGTTGGTGAATCAAAGATTATTTTCAGTGATCCTAATGATACTTTATCTTCTCATTCTGTTTGGGATACTATAACTTCTAAAGGTATTAGTTTAAAGGATACTCTTGATGCGCTAAGTAATGAAATAAATATGCTTAGAACGGAAAATAAATTAATGAAGTTAAATCTACTTGCTATTGAGGGTAAGTTTGATAAAGATGAAGTTAATAATATCCGCCAAATGTTATTATCTGAAGATGAAGCATCTAGAACATTAGCTAATTCAATTATAGAAAATGCATAACTATGAGCATAGTATTTAATGCAGATGATCACAGCTACAAGAGTGTAGACCCTAATGATGAAATCAAGTGGGTTAGTGTGACTACTTTACTATCTAGTCTTAAGAAACCTTTTGATGCTAAGAAAGTAGCTGAGAGAGTAAGTAAGAATAAAAAGTCTAAGTGGTATGGCGTAGATCCTAAAACAATTATTCAGATTTGGGATAATGAAGCTAACAGAGCTACAACACTAGGTACATTCTATCATAACCAAAGAGAATCTGATTTATGCTCACTTGCATCTATTGAAAGAGAAGGTGTAACTGTTCCTATTTTTAAACCATATGAACAACCAAATGGTTTAAAGATTGCTCCTTTACAAAAGCTTGATCCAGGCGTGTACCCAGAACATATGGTCTATCTTAAGTCAGCAGGCTTATGTGGCCAATCAGATTTAGTTGAAGTAGTCAGTGGCAGAGTTAATATCATTGACTACAAAACTAATAAGGAAATTAAAACAGAATCATTTAAGAATTGGGAAGGAATGTCTGAAAAGATGTTACCACCAGTAGAACATTTAGATGATTGCAACTTTAATCATTATGCTTTGCAGTTAAGTATCTACATGTATATTATCTTAAAGCATAATCCTAAACTTCAACCAGGAAAGATATTTATTCACCACATTACATTTGAAACAGAAGGTGAAGATCAATATGGATATCCTATTGCTAAATTAGATGAGAATGGAGAGCCAAAGGTATTAGAAGTAATACCAATGCCGGTACCTTATCTTTATGATGAGGTCATCTCAGTTAT